TGATCTTGTCCGCTGACTGATTCCCAACGACTGATTACAGGATAATTTTCTAAATCACCGGTATTGATCCATAGGTCACCATAGACCAATGGGCTCTTGGCAGCATTGGTCTGCGTAGTTGGTGCTGTGGTGCTGAATATTGGGCCAGCGGCATTGGTGGTGCTTAAATCGTAACCACGAACATCATTGGTAACATTTTGATAACCCATCCAGGCGCCGCCGTTTTGAATCATAATGTCAGCTGTGGTAGCATCACTGTAGTACCAGTAGGTTCCGTCAGCTGGATTGATCTCAGGAGGACTGCCTGCGGCTATGTAGGTAAATGTTGGGCTTCCGACCCAGTTACTCAAAGTGATACCAACCACTGCGCCAGCAACATAAGTGTCACGAATACCTACAACCGATGTGGTAAACCCAGCGGTGTTTATTGGAGTATGAGTACCGTCAACTAGATAGATGTCGCCGCCTGTGGCATGCGTAAACACAATAGCACCAGCACTGTTGACCGAGGCACTGACATTGTCAACACCTGCGGCACTGACTGCAGCTATAAAATCGCCAACGGTAGTGCCATCAATGGTAACCAATACTGGAGTTGTTGGTGTGGCTGTTTCTGGCTCTGTTGCTGATAAAGTAAATGTAGATCCAGTTATGAATGTTGGATTGACTGTTGCACCAGTAATAACAGTGGCACCTGCAGCAATACGCTCAAGAATCAACAAGCCCGAAGTGCCACTATTTAATGGGTCAATATGACCATATGTGGTACCAGCTGGAATGCTTTGTCCGCCATTGGCAGGATCTAATCCATATAATGCAGCTGCATCCGTGGCATATATTGGGCAACTTTGTAATACATAGGTACCCAATGTACTGCTATAACTTTTAACTTCTGTCAACATTCCTTGATTGACATTGTTGGTCTGTTGGAATACTGATCCGGTAGGAGCCGGCATGGTCTGTCCTGTTCTCCAGCGTGGAGCTGCATAGTTTGGACCAAAATCATACTGTGGAGCATAGTATTCACCGGCAGTAAGTCCCAGTGTGGCCAATGCTGTGCCGGTATAGTTTTCAATGTAAATTACACCACCGTTGGCGGCAGAGTCAACAATAGTTCCGCCCGACACATAAGAAGCTGTTGTAGTGCTGGCATAGGATACAGATGTAGTTGTGCAGGCTGTCACAGTATAGGTTCCGTTGTAACCTGCTGGGTTTACACTAGCAACTGTGATCGAATCGCCAACAGCATATGGTGCTGTGGCCTGTGTGGCAAAAGTCAACGTGGCTGTAGTGCCTGTTCCTGTTGCGCCAGTTACTGTTACTTTATCCCCGGATGCTCCACTGTCAGCATATAGTGTTAATTTTCCACCAATGTTGGCAGCATAAACACCTGGAAGTGTAGAGCCACTGAGAGCATTGATCTGACCTGCCAAATACTGTACTGTGTTGTTGGGTGAGCCGGCTACAGTAACGTTTACTCCATTGATTGAGATAACACTACCTGGGGTAATACTTGTAGGTGCCAGTGTGCCCTGTATGGTAGGCCACGATGTTTTCCAATAATCACTACCAACCAATACCCAAGTGTTGTACAAATCTTGAGCACTTGCGCCATCCTGCAACCAGCCTGGAGCCTGGTTGACAGCGTTGACTGTGGTAGGACCACCACGTTTGTAGTAGGTTGGGTTGTTGGTGTTGGTGGCTGTAACTGCATAGTCACCAATGCTGCCGTAGCTGGCCAAAGGCACTGTGCTGTCGGTTTCTAAGTAAGCAGTATCGGTAATGACACTGGGTGTTTTTTTGGTAAATGCCGAAGTGGAAATATTCCACTCATTGATACCCCAACGACTGTTGGTTGTATCTAACCAGTAGGTTCCGTTGGCTGGAGCACCAAATGGGCGAGTTAGTGTGGCAGTAAGTGCGGCCAAGTCAATGTCGGCTCGCATTACGTAGGCAATGTTGGTTACACCCAGGGCTGAATAACCGGCTAATAGACCGTATTCATTAAGTTCGTATCCGTTGATTGGAGTACCGGCTGTGGTGTTGTAGAAGAATGGCACACCAAACGTAGATAACAGATCTCGTTGGCTGGTCATCAAGTAAACCTTGCCAGCATTGGCAGCTAGGGTTCCTGGAGCAATTCCAGTGCCAGCGCCAGAAATTTTATTCTGTGCGGTTGCCAATAAAATAAATGGTACCGAGCTAGCAGCAGCGGGTGTGTAATTACTTTGGTCGATTACACTGACTTGTACACCTGGGGATAGTAAGGCCATAACTAATTCCTTTTTATTAATTAAAGATATTTATCGGTTATCTCAAAAAGATCGGTGTAATACACCCCTACTTAGTAGGTTTTCTACTAAATATCTGTATGAGACCCATATGTTTAGCCTGTAATCAGCGGCCAAGAGCTGTAGCGTATCACCGCAAGGATTCCGTACAGTATCGAAGACTATGCGAGTATTGTATCAAACGTGGCAAACGCATCAAGCCTCCTGAGCCCAGGTGGAAGGTCGCTGGATACAAGAAAAAACCCACTTGCGATCGCTGTGGGTTCAGAGCCAAGTTTGCAGCACAGTTGTTGGTATATCACGTGGATGGTAATCTACACAATACTGGAATCAGGAATTTAAAAACTGTTTGTCAAAACTGTGTGGTGGAAGTTGCTAAGACTGATCTTCCTTGGACTGTTGGAGACCTTGAACCAGATCTTTGACCTGGGCAAATAGTGGATCTAAGCCGTTGGCATTGTTGTCAATGACTGCATCAAATTCTGTGCCAATCCAGGCTGTTTCAGACGGGTGAATGTTGAAATCTTTGAGCTGTTGCTGTGCCATTAGATCACCCTTGTTGGCACGTTTTGCGATGCTGTACCAGACAGGTTCATCTCCACGCACCACACGAATCACAATACCGCCGGCATTTCTAACTGCTGCTATTTCGTTAGGGAAGCGCACATCTGTGATAACAATGTCGTTGTGTGCTCGCGATAACTTGTTTTCAAGGCTAGCAATCCAAGTATCATCGTGCCAGCTTCGGCGGGCCACTTCTGTTCCCCATTTTTGCAAGACCAAGCGTGGAGTTAGATCGGGCATGTCTAAACGCCGGGCCCACCATGGATCTACCTGTTCGCGCCAGGCTCTGGATTCGGTTGTGCGTCCTTCCAGCAGTTCACGGTCCCATCCAAACACAGCGGCCACTGCATCTTTAAGAGTGGCGGCAAATGAATCACGTTTGAATCCGTAGATGTTTTGTAAGTAGTCGGCAATGGTGTCTTTGCCCGACCCTTGAAATCCGCAAATTCCTATAATCATCTAATTTCCTTTACATTCAAATGTCGCAGTGTAGCCTGTAGCATGTCAATTTGTCTGCGGCAATCTTCCAAGGCATGGTGGCTGGTAGGAGGTTTAGGCAAGTCTGGCCACAGGCTGTAGACAGTTCTGGCATCACGCACATTGTAAAATTGCCAAGGCAGGGCCTTGCCATAGCTTTTATAAGCGTGTTCAAGAATATTCATATCGTAAGTAGGACCATTGGCCCAGATAAACTTGTGTTGCCAAGCCAACTTGTATAGGCTGTCAAGTGCTTGATCAAGATCCACACGACCTTCCTCCATAAAGGCCTCAGCCTGTGCTTCGGGTTGAGTGGCCCACCAGTCTATGGTGTCCTGTTGTATCGTACGATTTTCTTGACTTTCCAGAGTAATACGAGCATAATATTGACGATCGTAATAGCCTTTTCCAAATGGATCAAAGCTCTGTGCGGCAATGGTCAAAATGGTCGCATCAGGACCGGTGCCTAAACCTTCTATGTCAATCATTAATGAGCTCATGCTACAAGTATAGCAGAGATCTAATTAAATTGCAAGCTCAAAATCTTCAAATAATTGTTCTTTGGTTTTATCGCAACGCATGCCTTTGATACCATTTTCACTTAGGCTAATAACCCTTAAATTGGTCCAATGCCCGATTATGTAAGGTGGTATGCAATCGCGAAATCCTTGCTGTATTGAGTAGATATGGTCAAGTGCGTTATAAGTTCGATTTAAGCGGGTTGGGTTTATTGCATCAAAATGATTCTGCCAGCTAGCTTCTGTGACCTTCCATACTGCATCGTAATACAATCGACGTAGTGATCGTTCTTCTCTTGGGGTGCATCCTCGTGCCACTGCTTGCTGGTAAATTTTTTCTTTTACTTCTTTTGTTTTACTTGGGTTATCTACACCATACTTTGTCAGACAAGTTTGTTTTGATTTTTTAGCATAGGCTTTTTGATCGCGGTTGCGTTCATTCCACGGTTTATGATTTCCTTTTACTAAATTTTCAACAAATTTGTTGTTTGCTTTTTTAGATTTCTCTGGATCTTGTTTACGCCAATGGTTGTTACCTTTAATAGTATTTTCTAATAATTTTCCAACCGCTTTTCTTCCAGTAGTAAAATCGCTATATTTGAAATATCTATTTTCGTGCCATTTTACTTCTACACCTGTTTCTGGGCAGAGAGGTATTTCGTAGGTATTGTTTAAAATATGCCAGATGCGTTGTTTAGGTTTCGCTGTGGCAGGAAGGAATGCTGTCGCATTTACTATGTCTGCCCATAACTCAGGATGAGTCTTTTTGAGCATCTTGGTAGCAGATTTATTGTAGCTTGTATCGTTATCGATAATGTCTTGTAGTATGGATTTCATACTACTATTTATACATTATCCTATAATCCAAGTCAAATTTATTTTATCCAATCAGCCTATGACCCAGGTCAAGGGCTGGCTGCCATCTACATAGTTCTTCAAATCTTCTATGCAACGGTCCATGGCGGCCTGAGCTTCGCCTTTCATTGCGGTACCGTTTAGAATGCCACCGCCTTGTGGGCCGGCAATTGTACCAAACTTTTCACGTGCTTCACCGATGATCATTTTGCAGTTGGCTACCATGTAGTCACGGAACCATTGACGGATTTGAAAATCACTCAACAGATTAAATTCTGGTTTGAGATTGTAGGTCCATAACAAGACGCTTTCGCCTGTACCTTTGGGATCACGAATCAATTGTAGCTTTTTGGTCACTGGATTCCAGGTATAGTTCATGTAAGCACCAAACATGCGTCCGGCCAG